CCTATAAAACAGCAAAAGCATTATCTAAAAGTTTACAAAATCAAGGTTCAGAAATATTAGCTAATAAAACTTCTGCTGGTGGCAAAATACCAGTTGTGTATGGTTCAAGAAGAGTTGGTTCACAAATAATTTTTATGGACACAGCAGACAATGAATCAAGAGATTTATTTGTTATTTATGCACTTTCAGTTGGTGAAGTAGAAAATATTGATGGTGCTACAATTGAATTAGATGGAAATCCTATTAACGATGATAAAAGATTCAAAGATGGTGGTTATATTGGTAGCGATAAAATAAGTTCAGGTGCTGGTAGTTTAAACACAGCTAATAATACTGCTTCAATTACTTCTGTTTCTGCTGGTTCTATTGGCACTGATCCAACTTTATCTTATCGCATGGTTTTTAATTTGCATCATGGAGCAACTACTCAAACTGCTGATCCTATGTTTACTGCATCCATATCTTCACAATGGACATCAGCACATAAATTAAATGGTATTGCCTACATAGCAGCTAAATATCATTATGACGAAGGTGGTATGTGGTCAGGTGTGCCACAATTAACAGTAAGCGTACAAGGTAAAAAACTTTTTGATCCTAGAGATAGTTCTCAGACTTTTGGTACGATCTCAACTTATAAATGGTCAGATAATCCAGCTTTAACTTTTTTAGACTACATAACCAATGATGAGTATGGTAAAGGTTTAACTGAAACACAAATTAATATGTCCACCTTTAGCACAGCAGCAAATACAGCTGATACTCAAGTTGATACACCAAATTTTAATGGTAATGCTTCGCAGATAGCTTGGTCAGGTGTTAGTGGTAATAATTTTGTTTTGATTGGTAATTTTACCAATTGGTCTAAATTTAAAACTGGTGAACTTTTAGAATTGAAAGATGATAGTGGTAATGTTGCAGTTAATAATAGAATCATTACAGATATGCAAATAAGAAATTTTTACGATGGCACACCTAAATATGTTATTTATTTTGATGCAGCACATCCATTATCTGCAAATTATTCTGTTTCAGGAAGTATAAATAATGGTCTAGCAAAAGTAAAAAGATTTCATTGCAATGGTGTTATTGATACCAACAGGACAGTCATGGAAAATGCCCAAGATTTATTGGCTAATATGAGAGGAATTTTTACCTACATTAATGGTGCTTATGAACTTAAAATTGAAGATACTGGTTCATCAAGTTTTAGTATAACTGAAGATCACATTATTGAAGATGGTGGTATATCTGTTGATTATGGTGCAAAGGATCAAAAGGCAAATAGAGTCATTGTTGAATTTTTTAATGGTCATAAAAAGTTTGAACAAGACACAGCAATAGTTTTGCATAGTGCAAGTCCTAGTTTTTTTTCAGATGATGGTGATGAAATCTTAGAAATTAAAGCAGAGTTTCCATTTATCTCTGATCCTTATATTGCTCATAATATGGGTAAAGCAATATTGACTAGAAGTAGAAATCAATTACAGGTTTCTTTTGTTGGCACTCCAGAAATGTATAAATTAAATATAGGTGATATTGTTGATCTTACTTATGCTGGATTGGGTTTTAGTTCAAAAGTATTCGTTGTTGAATCTTTGGTTTTGCAAAGCAATGGTCTGTTACAAGTCAATATGATTGAATACTTCGATGTCTATACTTGGGAAGTACCAAGTGTAGAAAGTGTAGCAGATCAATCTAATTTACCTACAGCTTATGCAATACAACCACCAGCTAATCTTTCTTTTACAGATACCAACTCATCATCTACTGGCAGACCTTTTATTTCATGGACACAACCAACTGATTATCCAGACAATCAATATAAAGTAAATGTAGTTGATAGTTCAGGCAATCAAGTTTTAAATAAAATCGTTGCAGTCAATAATGTTGATTTAACTTTTCTACCAGTAGCCAGTAATTATGTAGCAACAGTTTCAGCTTTAAATGCTTTGGGTGTTGAATCACCAACAACAAGTCTTACTTTTAGTGTAGCGAATCCACCTACAAAAACTGCCGATGTTCAAGATTCTGCAATTACTACTGTAAAAATCGCAGATGCAAATATAACAACAGCTAAGATCGGTAATGCACAAGTTGATACTTTACAGATTGCTGGTAATGCAGTAACTGTACCAGTATTTGTTACAGGTGGTTCATCATCAAGAACTGCTATCGGTTCAACTTATTCAACAATTATAAGTGCAACTATAGTAAGAAAAGGTTTAGCAACTTTAATTACTTTTACAGGACAATTTGATTCGCAAGGTGGTTCCCTTGGTATTTATAAAATTAGAGTTTTAAGAGATTCAACAGACTTTTCAAGTCAAGAATGGGATATTGGGATAGCTCAACAATTAAGAAAATCAGACACTATAGTTTTGCAAGATACTGATACTGGTACTGGTAGCACTACATATAATGTTCAAGTCAAACATTCTGGATATAATGTTGGTCATTATCAACTCTTTATGGCAGTAGAACAATTTCAACGATAAGATGAATGTTATAACAATCTACAAAAAAGATTCTGGTGTGATTCTTAGAACAGTTTCTAGCACAGATGATATTCTAAATAATGTTTTAGCTGATGAAGATTATATCGAAGGTAGCTTTTCAACAGACGAATATATTATCAAAGAAGGCAAAGTCACAAAAAAAAATAAAACTACAATTACCAAACAAAATAAAACACAAGCACAGATTGATTTAAGACAGAAAAGAGATTCTTTGTTAATTAATTGTGATTGGACACAAACAATTGATTGTCCTTTAACAGATACTAAAAAACAAGAATGGCAAACCTATCGACAACAGTTAAGAGATTTACCAGCTACTTACAAAGACATTGAATCAATAGATGAAGTTATTTTTCCAAAAGAACCAGAATAGTTAATGAGATAAAACAATAAAAATTATATAATAGGAATTTATTATGGCACAACACGATTATAATTTAGCGAATCAATCAGGTGCAGATTTTCGTGCCGATCTAAACAATGCATTAAGTGCTATTGCTACTAACAATAGTGGCAGTTCACAACCAAGTACAACTTTTGCTTATGAATGGTGGGTTGATACTTCAAGCGATGTTTTAAAAATTAGAAATAGTGCTGACAATGCTTGGATAACTTTACCAATATCTGTCACAACAGATAATACAGTTGATATTAATGGTGGTACTGTTAATGGTATAACATCATTAAGTTTTAGTTCTGGTTCAACAGTCACCACAATTTTAGATGAAGATAATTTAGCTTCTGATTCTGCTACAGCATTAGCTACTCAACAATCCATTAAAGCGTATGTGGATTCACAAGTAACTGCACAAGACCTAGACATTACCGATGGCAGCAGTTCGATATCTATAGATTTAGATTCTGAATCTTTAGGATTGTTGGGTGGCACAGGTATAACCAGCACAGCTTCTGGTAACAATGTAACTTTTGCTATTGATACTACAGTTGCTACTTTGACTGGTAGTCAAACTTTAACTAACAAAACTTTTGATGCTGATAATAATACTGTTACAAATCTTGAAGTAGATAATTTAAAATCTGGTGTATTAGACACTGATCTTAGTTCTGTATCTGGTAGTGATGATACTTTAGCATCTGCAAAAGCAATTAAAAATTATGTTGATACACAAATTACAGCAGAAGATTTAGATATATCAGATGGCTCTACTGCAATATCAATAGACCTTGATTCAGAAACTTTGTCTTTATTAGGTGGAACAGGTGTCAGTTCTACAGCATCAGGTAATGGTGTAACTTTTGCAATAGGTCAAGCAGTAGGTACTGGTGACAATGTTCAATTCAATCAAGTCACATCTGCTTTAGTGGGTAATGCTTCTACAGCTACAAGTTTACAAACAGCAAGAACAATCAATGGTACAAGTTTTGATGGTACTGCCAACATAACTTTTGATAGTGATGCAGTCAGTGAGGGTTCAGCTAATTTATATTTTACCAATGAAAGAGTAGATGATCGAGTCAATGATTTATTAGTTGCTGGTTCTGGTATTACTTTAACTTACAATGATGGTAGCAATACTTTAACAATTGCTGGACAAGTTGGCGATATTACTTCTGTCGTAGCTGGTGATGGTCTTACAGGTGGTGGTACTTCTGGTGATGTTACTTTAGCTGTAGGTGTCGATGATAGTTCTATTGAAATAAATTCAGATGCTTTAAGAGTTAAAGCAAGTGGTATCACAAATGCTATGTTGTCAGGTTCAATAGCTAATGCAAAACTCAGTAATTCAAGTGTCACAATAAATTCACAAAGTCTTAGTCTAGGTGCAACACTTACTTTAGATACTGACAATATTGGTGAAGGTAGTTCTAATCTTTATTACACAGATGCCAGATCAAACTCAGCAATAGATGCTAGAGTCACACAATCTTTCGTCAATGCTTTAAATGTCAATGCTGCAAGTGTTGATAACAACTCAGTAGCATTAGGCACTAAAACAACTGGTAATTATGTTGCCACAGTAGCTGGTACAACCAATGAAATTGAAGTATCTGGTTCTGGTAGTGAAACTGCAAGTGTGACTATTGGTTTACCTGATGATGTCACCATAGCTGGTAACTTAACTGTCAATGGCACTACCACAACTGTTAACTCAGATACTTTGTCTGTAACTGATCCATTAATAAAATTAGCAAAAAGTAATAGTGGTGCAGATTCTTTAGATATAGGTTTTTATGGTTTATACGATACTTCTGGTTCACAAGATTTATTTGCTGGTTTATTCAGAGATGCAAACGATTCAGGCAAGTTTAAATTATTCAAAGATTTACAAGTAGAACCAACAACCACAGTCAATACTTCTGGTACAGGTTATGCAGTTGGTACTTTGGTTTCTAATTTAGAAGGTAATGTAACTGGTAATGTTACTGGTAGTGCTGATACTTTAACAACAGCTAGAGCTATTGCTTTGAGTGGTGACGTTGTTGGTACAGCTAATTTTGATGGGTCTGCTGGTATATCTATTTCTACTACAATTCAAGCTAACTCAGTTGCTTTAGGAACTGACACAACTGGTAACTTTGTTGCCGATCTTACTGCTGGTGAAGGTATTGATGTTAGTGGTGGTGGCTCAGAGAACGCTACAATTACAGTTTCAGCAGAAGATGCTACTGAAACTAATAAAGGTATTGCATCTTTTGATGGCACAGATTTTACAGTTAGTTCTGGTGATGTCACAGTCAATGTTGAAAGAATACAAGATATAGTTGGTGGCATGGTTACTGGTAATACTGAAACAGGTATTACAGTTACTTATCAAGATGCCGATGGTACCTTAGATTTTGTTGTTGGAACTTTAAATCAAGACACCACAGGTAACGCTGCAACTGCCACAGCTTTAGAAACTGCCAGAACAATTGGTGGTGTTTCTTTTGATGGTACAGGCAATATAGATTTAGCTGGTGTTAATACTGCTGGAAATCAAAACACTTCAGGAAATGCAGCTACAGCTACAGCTCTTGCAAATGCCAGAACAATTGGTGGCACTAGCTTTGATGGTACTGCAAACATAGCAATTGCTTTGGCAGCAACATCTACAGCTTTAGCAACTGCAAGAAATATTGGTGGAGTATCTTTTGATGGGACTGCTGATATAACACCAAAAAATTTAGCTGACGCAGATGGTGATACCAAAGTACAAGTAGAAGAATCTTCTGATGAAGATAAAATTAGGTTTGATACTGGTGGTACTGAAAGAGTTGTTATAGATTCTGATGGTATTACTGTGTCAAGTGGTCTTATTAATGGTGTAGGTATTAAATACAACATAACAGATTTTTCAAACAGCTTACTTATTAGTAACGATGCTGGTACAGGCACATTAGATGCTGCTTCACATAATACTGGTCTTGGTGACCAAGTTTTTGATGATTTAACAAGTGGTACTAGTAATACTGCTATGGGTTCAGGTGCTTTAGATGCTAATACAACAGGTGGTTCTAATACAGCTATTGGTAGAGATTCACTTGGTTCTAACACTACAGCTTCTAATAATGTAGCAATTGGTAAAAGTGCTTTAACAACAAACACAACTGGTGAAGGTAACACTAGTGTTGGAAAAGACTCTTTAAAAGACAATACAACTGGTGGTAATAATACGGCAGTAGGTGAAAATGCTTTAGCTAATAATACAACAGCTAGTGAAAATACAGCAGTAGGACAAAATGCTTTATTAACTTCTACAA